GTAGGCCCCGACACCCCCTCGGGCCCCCGTCGTACTCTCGGCGGGGGCCCTCTTCCATCTCTACCTGAAGGAGCACGACCATGCCCGAGAAGTCCGCATACCAGCTCGCCCGCGAGTACGCCGAGCGCGCCGCCCGATCCGCCGGCACGGCCGCGGGGACCACCTTCGCGACGCTCGCCGGCGCGTTCGCCCAGCTCGCCGAGGTCGACGTGATGACCGACGGCGGGCCGCTGGGCCAGGGCCTCGCGCTCCGCCCGACGCCCGAGTCGACGATCGTCGCCGACAAGATGCTCCTCGTCGACTCGGGCGTCGTCCAGCTCCGCCTCCAGGTGCGCGTTCACTCCGACGGCCTCGTCGAGGTGCGCGAGGACGGCGCCGGCCCGACCGACGTCTTCGAGCCGTTCTACGTGCCGACCGAGCGCGTCTTCTCGGCGTCGGAGGTGGCGGCCCTGGTCGGCGTCGAGGCCGACGAGTTCGCCCTCCTCCTGGCCCGGGTCGACGAGGCCGCCGACGAGGTCCCCGAGGAGGGCCGGCGCTTCCTCGTCGACCTCGACCCCGAGGACGCCGTCGACCCCGAGGCCGACCCCGAGGGCGGCGAGGAGCCCGCCGCCGCCGACGTCGCCGAGCACCAGGCGCCCGAGCCGATCCTCGACCCGATCACGGGCGCCGAGACCGTCGAGCGCGACTCGGTCGACGAGACCCCGGCCGGCGCAGCGCCGATCGACGACGAGGACGACGACGACGACGAGGACGAGGCCTTCGGGGTGCCGGTCCCGCCGGTCGAGCCCGCTCTCGAGGCGCTCGCGAAGAAGGCCTCGAAGAAGGCCAAGAAGTAGCCCATGGCCGCATCCCCGTGCATGAGCTGTGGAGTCCGGCCGAAGATCGCCGGGCGCCACCGGTGCGAAGTGTGCTTCGACCGAACGCTCGACATCGGCCAGCGGGTGCGGAATGCCGAGCGCCGGCGCGACCTCGTCCCCGAGGAGTTGCGCCGGCCTCGGGTCAGCTCGAAGCACTGGCCGCCCGGCCGGCGCTGGTGTGCCGGGTGCCAGTCGTTCGTAGACCTGAGCGACGTCAGGGGCTCGCGGTGCGTGCCGTGCGCGTCGGCCGCGGCCCACGCCTCCTCGATCGCGAAGACCTACGGCCTGAGTGCCGACCAGTACGCCGCCCTCTCCGAGCTTCAGGGCGGCCGGTGCGCGATCTGCGGGAACCGGCCGAAGAAGAAGCGCCTAGCGGTCGACCACTCGCACACCTCGGGGGAGGTCCGCGGGCTCCTCTGCTCGAAGTGCAACCACGAGCTTCTGGGCGCGGGCTACGACTCGGCCGCGAAGCTCTGGGCCGCGTGGTCGTACCTGGCGGCCCCGCCGACGTCGGGCTTGTGGAAGCCGCTCGACAAGCTGACCCCGGGGGTCATCGACGACGGCGCCGCTGTACGCCCTTCTCCCGCGATTTCCGGCCCCGGCGGGCGACAGGTCACGGCGGCCGTAAACGCCCCAGAGGCGCCAGCACGGCCCCGGCGGACGGCGATGCCGCCCCTTCCGCCGGGCTCGTGGTCGAAGGCGGCCCAGGAGGCCTACTACCGGGGCTACTGGATCGGCCTCGGAGAGGTCCCCCGGACCGAGCCCGCGCCCTTCTGAGCCCACGACGAAGCCCCCTCCGATCTTCTGGAGGGGGCTTCGTTATTGCGCCGTGCCGGATTAGCGCCGAGCGTCCTTCGAGGACCGCTCATTGCGAACGGCCCAGGTCGCGGCGCCGGCGACGATCGCCGCGCCGAAGAAGGCGGAGACCACGCCGGCGACCTCGTCGGCCGTCACGGCTCCGTCAGTGAGTGCCTGGCCGACGAGGGGCGTTGCGATCGCCAGGCCGGCCGAGGCGCCGGCGACGATCGCCTTCCGTGAACGGTCGAGCCACGACGGGGACGGGGCCGCGTGGTCGGGGCCGGGGGTTGCATCGGGCATCTTCAGGTAGTCCTTTCGTCGGAGGGGTGAGGGGAAGATGATCGGCTCGGCCGAGCGACGCTCGATGACCCACGAGATCGCGAGGACGTAGGAGGCCACCGTGGCGACCGAGTAACCGAGGATGCGGACCAGCCACCTCCCGGGGTAGTCGGCGCCGAAGAAGAGCGACGCGAGGACGACGGCGTCCGTCAGCGCGAGCGCGGAGCCCACGAGGACGAACATCACGCCGAGGAGCGAGCGTCGCCACGGGGCCGAGAAGCCGTAGCCCAGAGCGAAGTAAGCCGCCGGGAGGAAGCCGGCGGCGAGAATCCAATCGCCGATGTCGAGAAGGGCTTCAGGGTTGTTCATGCGAACCTTTCACGGAGGACGAGTCGGGCCTTCCGCGTCCAGTTGTTCTCCTCGCGGATAGCCACGATTCTACCGACGACCTCCGACGCCTCCGTGATGAGCCGCTGGTCGCGCGACTCGGCTTCGGCGATCTGGCGCTTCGCCGTCTCGATGTCCTCGTCATGCATGGCTGGCCTCCCCGTTGTCGGTGACTGCCGAGATCAGTTTCTCGACGCTACGCGCAAGCTCTGTACTCCCTCCCAGGGAGTCGGCCAGGCGGTCGGCCCGCTCGCCGTTCTTCCCGGCCAGCTCGCGCCACTCCGACTCGCGCCTCTCGGCCGAGGCGACGCGGGCGTCACCCGAGCGAGTGGCCTCCGCGACGCGCGCCTCGGAGGAGGCCCGGGTGACCAGGCGGCCGAGGAGCATCGCGACGACGAAGGGGCCGGCGCCGAGCACCAGCATGCCGACGTAGCCCGCATCGTCGGGGATGAGCGAGAGCCACCCTCCCGTGGGATCGAGGACGACGGAGGAGAGGGTCGAAGCGACCGTGGAGACGAAGTCGACTGCCACGGCTCAGCGCTCCGCCACGAAGGAGATCGAGTCGAGGCTCACCCAGAATTGACCCACCCCGAAGCCGACCGTCACGGCGCCGTCAGGACGCACACGGAGCATGGCCGGCCGGTCGTTCGCTCGGTTTGAGTCGCCCGCGCTGACGGTCGGGAAGTGAAGCTGACCAGTCGGGCGATAGCCCTCGGGGAGAGTGAAGATGACGGCCGTATTCGTGATGTCGCCCTCGGCGACTAGGCCCTTCAGCTTCACGAGGCCGTCGGCCGATCGGATGTACTGGGGGCTGGCCTGGAACTCGTTCGTCGAGAAGGGGCGCCAGCCTCCCGAGTAGGACGCCGGCGCGATGTTGCGCCACTCGGGGAACCGGCTCGGCGCCGAGTCGACCGCGCCGATGATGAGCCACGTACTCCCGATCGGCACGAGGGCGACGCGGTCGTCGGGCTGGGGGGTGTAGCTGGTCAGGGAGGCGTAGCGCTTCGCGCCGGCCAGCTCCTCGCCCTCGAAGCGCACGGGGACCAGGCCGCCGGTGTAGTTCTCCGAGACGCGCGCGAGGCGGATCGGGCGGTCAGCGGAGGACGAGGGCGCGTCGGCCTGGGAGTACCGGCTCGCGGCGGCGAGGAACTCGGCCGCTCCGTCGAAGCCTTCGGCGCTCATACCATCACGACCCTTCGGACTCGGTGCTTCATCCTCGCACCCGGGCGGAGGTCCATCGCCCAGGTGTGCTCGACGTACAGGTTCGAGATGTCCAGCTCGGGGACCCCGAGGCGGAGTACCTCGGCGTGCTGGTGAAACGGCATGACGGCCGTCTCGAACTCGACGATCTCGTACACCTGGGAGGCCTCGTATCCGAGGCGCTCGGCCTTCGCCGTGATGGTCGCCTGATCGGCCGCGTCTTGCTCGGTGCGGAAATCAACGATCGCGCGGCCTCGGGCGTAGGTGCTAGTCGGGCTTGCCGGATTATTGTTCTGGTAGAAGCCGACCAGCTCGGGGCCGTCGGGGTCCGACTTCACCAGTACCCAGGTGTTCGCGACCGAGAAGAGGTCGAAGGTCTGCTCGATTCCCGACGTGATGACCGAGACCTCGTCGGTCGCGTAGGTGTAGACCGGCTCGATCTCGAACGACGGGACGTAGGGCTTCGCGATGAAGCGGCCCATCGAGTCGAAGTGCGCCGCGGTGTAGTTGATCGCCGAGAGGAGCTGGTTCGCGATCGCGAGCTTCGACTCTCCCGTCTCAAACTCGATGTCCGCCGGGATGAGAACGTCCGAGTCGATGATGTCGAAGTCGGCCGTAATGCCGAAGAGGAGAGTCTGGACGGCGGTGGTGTAACGCATGCCTCGGATGAAGGTCGTCCTCGACGATTCCTTGTCGTCGTCCATCGCGCGGAGGAGGTCGAAGCACTCGACCTCTCGGACCCGGTAGCCCTCGACCTCGTAGGCCCGAGTCGGCGTCGACATCACGAAGAGGCCGAGCGGCCACTCGACGACCTCTCCGTTCCCCACGTCGAGCTGGGCCCAGGGGCGGATGCGGTCGGAGAGGAAGTCGAGGTCGATCGAGTCCGAGACGGTCAGCTTCGCCGTGCGCTTCACGTCGGCCAGGGCGTTGTACTCGATGCTCGCCGAGAGAACGCCGTCGAGGGCCGGCACGGAGGGCGCGTCGTAGCGGACGCGCTCGAACCGGTACGAGAGATCGCGCGTGCCGGTCGCGCCCTGAAGGGCGGCAAGGACGCGGGGAGTCAGCTTCGGGTCAGTCATCGGCCTGGAACACTCCCTCGACGTACTCGGACTCCATGAGCTTGGTTACGATCTTCGTCCCGGTGCGCTCGTCGGAGATGCTCATCTCGGGGCCCACGAAGGCGTAGACCAGCCGGCCCCGGGAGTCCCGGTACACGACCGCCTGGCGGTAGCGGAGGGCCGTCCTCCACCAGTCGACGTCCTCGTCGTGGGTCGGGCCGAAGGGGACGTCGATCGAAAGCGGGATGTCGAGGTCGACGAAGTCGCCGGACTCGAAGACGCGGCGCTGACGGCCGATGAAGCGGAGGGGCTCGACCACGACCGAGCGCTCCTCCTTGCGGGTCTCGGAGAGGTGGAGGTACTGCCGGATGCTCAGCGCCGCCTGGCGCGTCCGGTGGACCCAGAAGCCCACCAGCTCGGGCGCGACCGCGTCGAGGGTCGGGCCGAGCGTCTGGCCGTCGGGGTTCACCGCGCGCGCCCGGTACTGGTACGCCTGGCCGGACGCGACCTCGAAGTCCTCCCACGACCCGTTCGGCTCGATCTCGCCCTCGTGCCGAGTCAGCCACGGGGTGCCGGGCGACTTCCGCCGGTCGATGTAGTTGCGGAAGGTCGCCTCGGCCTCGGTGTTCACCGGCGGATTGTCGACGAAGAGGCGGATCGAGGCCTCTCCCTTCTCGTAGGAGAGGGTGGGGACTTTGGGACGTGCCATGAGATCAGGCGGCCTTTCCGGTTCGGCTTGCGCGGTTGATCTCGTCGAAGATCGAGACGACCCGCTCGAAGTCCCGGACGCGGCTCGCGTCGATCGTGACCTCGTAGGTGTTGTAGATGGTATCGCCGCCGGTCGGGGCGACGTAGCTCGGCGCCGCCGAGATCGCCGTTACGTTGGCCGGCGTCGCCAGGTCGGCCGGGAGGGCGACGAGGTCGCGCATCGAGGACTCGACGTTGTCGGCCTGGCGGTCGATACCGATCGCGGTTCCCCGGCCGATCATCACGCCGACCTCGTCGCGGAAGAGGCGGGACGGGGAGGCGATGCCGAGGAAGGACTTGGCCGACGAGATCGCCGAGTCGAGTCCGTTCGTGATCGCGCCGGCGACCGCGCCGACGGTGTCCCGGATGCCCTTCGTCAGACCGTCGATGATCTGGCGGCCGGCGTTGTAGAGCCAGTTCGCGGCGCCCGAGAGCGCACCAGTCACGCGGCCTTGCATGTCCGTGAAGAAGCCAATCACCTGGCCGACGAGGTCGGAGATGAAGCCGACGGCACCTCGGAAGCCGCCGACGATGTTCGACCAGAGACCCGACCACCAGGAGCCGAGCGCGTCGCCGACCGAGCGGAAGCCCGAGGAGAGCCCCTCCCAGACGCCCTTTCCCCACTCGATGACGGGGCCGAAGGTCGAGCGGAAGAAGGACCCGACGTTAGCCCAGAGCGCCGACCACCAGGCGGAGAGCACGGCGCCGACGATCTGGAAGCCGGCGAGGAGGAGGTTCCACATCTGCACTCCCCACTGGACGATGGGGTCGAAGATCGAACGGAAGAAGTCGCCGATCGAAGTCCACAGTGCGTTCCACCAGTCGGAAAGAATCTTGCCGACGACCTGCCAGGCGAGGCCCCAAAGTTCCCACATCTTCGAGGCGATCTCGATAAGCGGCCCGAAGGTCGACTGGAACCAGGAGACGATGCCGGTCCATAGGCCATTCCACCAGGTAGAGAGAATGATCCCGATAAGCTGGAAGGTCAGAATGAGAGTGTTCCAAGTAGTCGTGGCCCACTCGACTACCGGCCCGAAGACGGACTGGAAGAAGCCGACGATCGCGGTCCAGATGCCGGACCACCAGGCGAGGAAGCCCGCCATGATCCCCTGGAACCAGGTCACGAAGCCGCCCCAGATGTCCGTGATGAAGGAAACGACGGTGTCCCAATTCATCACGAGAAGGACGATTGCGGCGATAAGCGCGGTGATCGCAAGGATGATGATCCCGACGGGGTTCGCGGCGGCGGCGGCATTGAAAGCCCACTGAGCCGCGGTTGCGACCCCCTGCGCCGCAGCGCCGAGGAGCGTTACGACCTTCCACGTCTTCATGCCCGCGAGGAGCGGGCCGATGCCGGCGGCGGCCGAGATAAAGGAGCCGCCCAGCATGGCCGCTCCGCCGGCGGCGGAGAGCGCGTCGGGGCCGAGGGCGGCGGCCATGGCGGCGACGTCGCCCAGCGGCCCCTGGGTCGTGACGAGATTCTGGCCCATCATCTCCAGGGACCGGCGCATCGTCTCGACCCGGCTTGCCGCATTATCGCCGAGCGTCGCGGCCATGGCGTCGGCCGAGCCGGCGAAGCCGTCCATCGACGACCCGCCCTCCTGGAGGCCCGAGAGAAACTTCGGGATGTCGTTGACGGAGAGGTCTTCGAGCGGGGTCCCGAAGAGGGCGAGCGCGGCGTTGCTCCGGGCCGCCGGGTCCTCGATCCGCTGGAGGCCGGTAACAATGGTGTTGAACGCGTCCGAGGCCTGGTCTCCGCCGGCCAGGAGCATGTTCGTATATTCTTGCTGGTTCAGGCCGAGCTGGTCGTAGACCGCCCCGGTCGACGAGGACATATCGGTCGCCCGGATCGTGAACTCCTTCAGGGCGTCACCGGTCTTGTCGATGCCGTACATGCCCTTCTGGGATGCCGTCACGAGGAGCCCGAAGGCCTCCTGGCCGCCGATCCCGAGCGCGGAGAAGCTGGGGCCGTACTCGTCGATTGCGTCGACGAGATCGCCACGTAGCGCCGAGGGGACCCGCTGGAGGGCGGCGGTCAGGAGATCGGCCGCGCCGGCCCCATCCTTCGCGAGTCCCTGAGTGATGAGCTGACCAGCCACCTGGGCGCCGCGGCCGACGTCGATCCCGAAGACCGACTCCAGGCCGAGGAGCTTCGAGGACATCTGGCCGACGGCGTCGTCGTTCGCGTCGCGCATGCCTCCGATGGAGGACTTCACGGCGACGATCGCGTCGTTCACGTTCGAGATCGAGGAGCCGTAGTTCTGGGAGTACAGCTCGCCGGCCAGCTTGCCGGCCGCGCCCATCTCCTCGGGGCTGAGCCCCAGCTCGGCCGCCATCTTCGACGTGTCGGCGCCGACCGAGAGGCCGCTCATCACGAGATCGGAGATGCCGGCGGCCAGGAGCCCGGCCCCGATCCCGGCCGCGAGCTGGCGGCCGAGGTTGGAACCGGACTCCTTGACGGGCCCCGAGTTCGAGTCGATCTCGCGCGCGGCCTCCTGGGGGACGCCCTTCGCGCCTTCCTGGGAGACCGCGACGACGGCGTCCGCCATGGTGAAGCTCATTCGATCATCCGATCTCGATAAGTGCGCCGAACTCCGAGTTGCTTCGGATATGCGCCGCCGTGCTGGGAACTTGTGTTGCGGTCTTTCCCATCACGGGCGATCGAGAGGTCTTCCGATCTTCATCTTGCATCTTCGTTATCCGAGCCGCCATTACCCCGGCATAAGCGCCGAGGCGATAAGCGAGTCGGAAGTAGGTCGGGCCGTCGAGCTTTCTCCAGTCTTTGATCCCGAAGAAAGCCCGAAGGTCGGCGGCGATGTCGTGCTCGTGGTCGAGCGTCCAGGCGATCTGCCTAGCGCGCTCGATCAGCTCCCTTTTGGGTCTTCGAGTCCGCCCATCGCGTAGTGCTTCACGCGGGCGATGACGTCCTGGAGCTGTTCCTTCGTCAGCTCCTCGTACTCCTCAAGCGCCTTCATGCCGGCCGTGCCGATCATGTTCTCCAGGAGGTAGCCAATCGCCGCGTCGGAGCCGTCGGTCCCGAGGCGTCGGAGGTAGCCGAGCGAGACGCCGACGCGCGGCTTCCGCTCGACCGAGTAGGTGACGCCGTCGATCTCGAAGATCGGCACGCGCTCGTGCTCGACGGCCTCGTCGGAGGTGGTCAGCACGACGATGCCGGGGGTCGGGGCCTTGGGGGCCGGGGCGGTCGAGTTCTTCTTCTTGCCCATCTCGGGTTTCTCCTTCAGTAGGTGGTACAGGAGAGGGCCGGCCCCTCGGAAGAGACCGGCCCTCGGGGTCGAGCTTAGACCGCGACCTCGTCGACGATGCGGAAGGGCTTCACGCTGTCGGAGACATAGAAGCCCTGCCAGGTGACGGGGAGGAGGGTCATCTCGTCCTTCTTGTAGGCGGTCTCGGTTCCCTCGATCGAGAGCGTGCGGCGGACCAGCACGCGCCGGCGCTTGCCGCCCGGGGCGACGCCGTCGAAGAGGAGCGAGCCGTACGCCGGGACGAAGCCGTCGATCCCCGTCTTCGGCTCGTAGGACCGCTGACCCGCGGCGGCGGCGGCCGGCGCAGCTTCGTTCTGGACGAGAGCGAAGTTGTCGAGCGTCGACTCGGCGAGCGACGTCGCCAGCTTGATCTTGCGGCCGACGACGCGGGCGTCGGCGACGTCGATGATCTGGTCGACGATCAGCTCGCTGATCTCCATCTCGATGGTCAGGGTCAGGCCGTCGTTCGTCGCGCCGAGGTCGACCCACCCGGCGCCAGGGGCGGCCGTGACGGTGGTCGGCTCGACGGCGCCGAAGGCCGCTCGGTACAGGGTGCCGGGACCCTGGAGGAGGTTCATCGTGTTCACGGGCATTAGCTGGCCGCCTTCTCGGGCTCGGTCTTCTCGGTCTCAGGCGCCGCGGGTGCGACGTCCTCGGTCTTCAGGGTCGGGGCCTCGGCCGCCGGCACCTTGGCCGCGGCCCGCGCCTGGGCGGCGGTGAGGCCGCCGTTCGTCAGGGACTCGGGGGTCAGGAGCCCGAGGCCGCGGAGGTTGTCGTACTCCGCATCGGAGACCTCCAGGACTCGATGCGGCTCGATGGTCGTCGCGATCTTGTGCGTGTCGCTCATGGCTTCCGCCTTTCGTTGTGAGGGGTGAGGATTGCCCATCACGGGCGGGGCGTGGCGGCGGCCGGGGCGAGCGCCCAGGTCAACATCACGTCGAGATCGTACCGGGCGTAGCCACTCGGGTCGCCGGGGACTTCCGTCGGGTGCTGTATCATCCGCGCTTCGAGGAGGCGGACGTCCCGGTACGGGTCGCGGGTCGAGAGCGCGCCCAGCTCGGGAAGCGGGCTTACGGCGGCATGCTCGATTAGCGCGGCGACGCCGGCGGCCTTCCCGAGCTGAGGCCGAGCGGAAGCGGGATTGGCCCACCAGCACGCGAGCGTGACGACCGGGGCGAGCACGGGGAGCGCGGGGTGGGGGGAGCCGCCGGCCGACGAGACCGTGACGAAGCCGGTCGTCGCCCACTTCTCGACGTCGGGGAGGGTGCTCGCGACGCGGTCGGCGGGGATGCCCACGACCTCGGAGAGCCACGCCTGAGCGACGACGAAGGCCGAGGGGAGCCGAGTCCCGGTCGCGCTCATGCGCTGACCCGGGCCTGGTAGAGGGAGGGCTTCAGGTACGGCTGGGCGGCCATGCGGGACGTGCCGCGCTCGACGTACCGGGCGTACTTCGTATCGGCGCCGATGAGCATCGTTACGCGGCCCTCCTTGTCGCGGGTGATCTCGGAGCGGATCGACCGGCGGAGCGTGCCGCCGCGGTGCTTCCCCCGGTTCACGCCGACGGGGACGATGCGGCGGGCGTTGGCCTCGACCTCTCGCCCGAGCTTGATAACGACCTCGTCGGTCGCGGCGCCGATCTCGCGCGTCGCCTCGGGGCGGACGCGGAGCGTGAAGCCTCCAGCCATGCCGCCCTCTTCTCTACGTCGTGGGAGTCGAGGGCGTGGCACTCTACGCGCCGGGGGTCGTCCTCAGCTCGCAGTGTACACCGCGGAAGCCCGCAATCGAGCGATTGTCATCCTTGACGGCCGTCACGATGTAGACCCGGCCGGTCGTGTCCGAGCGGAGCCGGTCGCCCTTCTCGACCCGCCGGCTGGCCGCCAGGCGCCCCGAGAGGTAGACCACCGACGACCAGATGCCCGACTCGGGATTCTGCTCCCGGCGGGACTTCTCGACGATCTCGATCGGCCAGCGCCGGGCGTGGGCGGTCTCGTCGAGGAGGGGCGCGTCGACCTCGTCGCCGAAGTCGTCGGTCGAGTGGCCGCGCCAGACCGAGACGGTGTCAGTCGCGTTCATGAGAGGCGCTTCCAAAAGCCCTGGGCGATGTCGCCCTCGTCGTCGTAGAGGGGGCGGACGCGGCGGGAGTGCGCGGTCATCTGGACCGTGCGCGAGCGCTTCCAGGACAGGCGCTTGACGGCCGCCTTCGAGAGCGGGGCCAGCCACACTCCCGCTTCCTCGAAGGAGGCTGACTGGCCCTCCGACGAGGTCGAGGTAACGGCCATGCGTTCGAGGGCGTCGGGGTGCGCGCGGAGCCACGCGACCTGGTAGGCCACGGCCCGGCGAAGGAGTTCGAGGTCGCGCTTCCCGATCGGGGTCCCGGCGTTGTCCGCGAAGACTCCCGAGCGAAGCTCGATGATGCCTTGGGCGACGGCGACCTCGGCGTTCGTCACGAGGCCGTCACCCGTCAGGGGAAGCCCGGTGATCTTCGAGACCTCGTCCGCAGTCGCCCATACCATGTGGGCATTCTCGCACGGAAACACTTCAGCCCCCACGAGGAGAAGGCGCGGGGGCTGAAGTGGGCTTAGGGCGGCTTGCCGGATTACTCCGCGCCGGGGGCGGCGGTCGTGTCGGCGTTCGGCACCTCGACGATGCCCGAGTTCTCGACGACCGCGGCCGGCCGCGCCGGCACCTCGTAGCGGACGTAGAGGGAGACGCCGTCGGGGTGCTTCTTGACGCTGACGCGCTTCGCGTCGCCCGAGACTCGGAGGCCCTGGCGGATCGCGTCGCCGACCAGGTTCGAGGCGTTGCGGCGGTCGATGTCGGTGCGCGCCGCCTCGCCCCGGTACTCCTCGGCCAGGATCAGGTGGTCGCGGGCGAAGACGGGCGACTCGGCGGTCGCGATGTCGGCGGCACGCTCGGCGATCTCGACCTCCTCGAAGCCGGCCAGGCTGGGGAACTCCTCGGCCGCGGCCTCCTCGACGGTCTTCGGAGCGCCCTCGACGGTCTCGTCGGCCTTCGGCTCCTCGGCCTCCAGGGCGGTGTGCGGGATCGTGTCGTCGGCCGGCGGGGTCGTGGCCTCGTCCTCGGTGACGGCGGGGGTCGTGTCCTTCTTCTTGCCCATCTCGGGGCTCCTCTCGGGTCGTGATAGACCGGCGGCCCCAGCCACGTGGAAGAGG